CGATAAACTTCACACCCTTATAAATCAAAACTATGATGACATTTATAATGAGTCGTTTTTTAATTCTAATAAAGTAAATCATAGACAACAACACGCGGTAGTTAGAGACCCCGGTATGAGAAAGCATGCTACTACTGTACCGGAATATTTAAAAGTATCTGAACTACCAAATTGTTTTAAAGTAATGCAAAAACCTGCTGGACCTAAATTCATATACATTAGTCCGCAAGACGCATACAAATTATCAAAACATTTCGGTGTAAGGGATTTAAGACGTCCAAAAGGTTTAAAGAAATCTGGTGTAGCTATTGGGGTAAAACCTAACGGTAGGTATTACCTTATGAGAACTAACAAGAATAAAAGGAGTTACTTAAGATAATGTCTATTGCATGGTATACAGGTACTAATCAGGTCATGCCAGGATTTTTACCTGGTGTTCCCACCCCTAATAGTAGCGGTTCTATCTACCCAAAGCCAAAAGATTGCAATCCTTGTTTTAGATTCACTGATAAGGATAACACTGAGTGTGAAAGATTGGTGATCAGTAACTGGTGGTTTGAACAAATTTGTTTATATGGCCAGAGAGTAACTTACTGGCAAAATCCATACAACACTTTATCAGCAGATGGTATACCTGAAGCTGGTCCTGGTAATATTTACGGTGAAGAACCTACTAAAGTGTTCACCAACCCACAACAAATTATTATACTACTTGAACTTCAAGAAAATGCAGTCATATTACAAAAGTATGGTTTTGATTCTGATGATGAATTTACTGGTTATATACACATAAGTGCATTTTATCAAACGTTTGGCTACTTGCAAGAGCCTAAAGCAGGTGATATAATAGAATTAACTGAGTTTGGTGATGATAGACCCATACCAAGAACGGGTAAAAAGTTTGAAATTACCGAACGACTTGATGAAGATGTTGCAAGAATTAACCCGTTAATGGGTCATTACGTATGGCAGATAAAAGCTAAACGTTACGACTATAGTTTTGAGCCCGGGCTTAGTGCTGAAGGTGGTAGTGATCAAGTTTACGATGATAAGTTCTCAGGAGTATTGGCTGATGGTATGCAAGACAGATCAGCTCCTAAATCTTATGACGGTGATCTTGAAGAATTGTCTAAAGCAATTTTTGATTACTCTGGATTTGATTACGATAATGTATATGGTGGTTACGGTAACACCGAAGCACCTGAGTCTGGTCCGTTTGGACCTTAACTTTTGAGATTTTTATAATAATTTTCGTAATTTGGTAACTGTTCGCCTCTCATTTCAGCAATAAAATTATCTGCTTCGTTACAAGAGGCGAAAGTTTCTATAACTACATCTCCTTTTGAAGATTTAAATGTATACTCTACTTTATCTTCTACTTTCTTAATATATACAACTGTATAAACAGTACCGGGTTGAAACTTTGGGTTAAGTGTAGGTTGGCTTAAGTTTGGGTCTTGTCCAAATCTAGTAGGCCCTCCAATTTTAGGTCTATTAACCAACCCACCCGGTGTCTGAAAACTTGTATTAAGAATGTAATGCATTGTCTCTGTAAATAAATTCCTTAACTGATCTTGGTTCGTGTTCTACATCACCCATTTTATAATTAATTAGGGTGCTTTGATACATTTCTGAAATATAATTTTTGAATGCAAGAGGTTTAATCCATGAATCGTTTTTATTAATATCAATACCTAGCTTTTCTGCTTTAGTTGCAACATAATTTACTGCTTCGAAAAGACACAACCAGCGTGAAATTTCTTCGTCGGACATTTGGTCAATTGTTTTTTTGTTCAATGAATTTTCCATACCCTTCAATTATAGAGGCTATCCTTTTCACGTCAAAGGTAAAATTACTTAGCTTGGTATTTTTTAAAGCACTTTCAATCACTTGCATGTTTAGTTTAATAATGTTGCTGTTTGACGAAATATTGTTTGAGTTCTGTTCCAGCACATCATCTAAAACTACTTTGATTAAATTTTCTAAAATTTTATCTTTATTCTTTTCATCTAATGTAGCTTTTGCTGCCATTATTCCTTTTTGATACGACATGTAGTAGGGTGTATCAAAATATCTCTCTTGAGGTTTTTCTTCAGCAACCGGAGCTATAGCTTTGTTTGGTTGTTCATTAAATTCAATTGTCATAATCTTTACCTTCGACGAAATTAAAATTCTTAAACGGGTCTTCTTCCACAGGCGTTGTTGCTAAAAATGTTTTTGCTCCAATGTATACTTTAATACTTTTATTGCATTCAGGGCACTTGTAAGTATTTTCTTCGTTTAATACAATAGGTACAAGTACTTTATGATTGCAATTTTCATCTGGGCATGTACAGTTAAGCCCTTGTTTGGAAAACTCCTTTATTCTTTCATTTTGTATTAGTTCAAACTCTATCTCAGCCCTTTGTGTCTTCCAATTGTTAAAAAGATTCCAAATTAATATTTGAGCAATAAAAGATAAGCCAAAAACTGGCAAGAAAGATACATTTAGTAGGAACAAACACCCTGCAATAAATGCACTAACTGTAGAAAGAATTAGTATCGATTTAAAAATCGTCACAAATATATTTTATGCAGATATCTAATTAAATCAAGCTTCTGTTTTACTACTTTGAAAAGGTTTACGTTGTACAATTACGTCAAGATTTTCTGTCATGTTGTTCAATATCTTCTTAATCTTTTCACAACGTTCAATAAACTTATCCAAATGTTTTGAAGCGTCTTCACTCTCTGTTACAAGAGGGTTGTCTTTAGTTTTTCTCGCTTTGGATTCAATATTATCTGCAGCAAGGAATAATGCACCCATATCTTCAACGATATGCGTCATAGGGTAAGGGAGCTCTAACGGAGCTTTATTTGCATCATTTCTACCACTAGCTTGTAATAAATCACCTACCGTAACGTGAGAAGGCTTTTGCTCTCTTGTAGCAATACCTCTAACCCACTTATTGTACATTGCAATTTGATCTTCTAAAAGTAATTTATTACTTGACATATTATTATTTATAGGAGAGATTAAATAAATGTATGAGCTTTTTCAGTAAACGTTTTATAACACTACTTGAGCAAGATGAAAATGTTGAAATAACTGACACAGAAGCTATGGAGACCACTCTTGAGCCTGGTACAGAAGCAGATGATTTTGCAGTAGATGCACCTCAACAGTCAGCAGAAGATTTAACTAAAGCTAATAACGCTGCCCAATTGCAAGAATTGGCGAGTTGGGTTGCTCAAATGGAAGAATTCACTAACTATTTGAATGGTGAAGGTGATTCTATCCAGTCTAAGTTACACGGTGCTAGTTGTGATACACTTTTTAACAAGATCGCAGGTGCTGAGACCAAGAAAATTGCAAGAGTTGCAATGGATTTGAGTTCTCTTATTGAGAATCTTAAAGGTTATATGCATTCAGCTGATACCTAATAACGAATTTGAGATAAATTTACAAGTCCCTCTAAGCCTTTATACGAATTATCAGTGATAAACTTAGTAGGGACTTTTTCTATGTTCAAATTTATACACATATCATTAAAGTCTTTGAACTTTTCACCAAATTTCTTTGGCCATATAAAAACTTTATGATCTTTCTCTAATAACACTCGAGTTTTCTTCAAAGACGCACTATCTTGCCATTGAGAATCTAATGCAATAATACGTTCATGAAATGGAAACCGTAAAATTTGCTGATTTTGTAATGCAGTAAACAAATTATCACTACTTTCATTAATACCAGCTACTGCAACCCCGTTTTCTACAAAGAAAGCATCAATTGGCCCTTCAATAATAAAGATTTGATCAATATCTTCCTTAATTTTATTGATATTAAACAAACTTCTATCACTATTTACCTTTCCTAAGTATTTCGGTAAGTTAAATTTACGGTTTTCAATGATAGTTCTGCTTTGATAAAAGATAATCTTACCGTTTGCATCATAGAAAGGTATAATAAGCCTATTTTTATGCGTTTTATCTTTAAGAGATACATATAAACCATTAGGTCTATTAACTGCTGTATCTAATTTACGTTTCTTTATGTAATTTAACGCTGTTTGAACTATAGGATTGGCTTTATAGTAACTAATTTGACCTTCATCGAATAAATTAATGCTATCTTCAGGTAATGAACTATTAAAAACCTTTTTAATAACATCATTTAAATTGATATCACTAACATCGTCAGGTATTAAGTCGTAATCTTCAGCTTCTTTATATACTTCACTGACTGTCATATTAGATACCTCGACAATCCAGTTCATAGGACTAGAATGCCAACCGCAATTATGACAATGTAGAAAATTATCAGTAGTTACATAAAATAGACGACGTTTCTTACCCCAAGACTTGCCTTCTCTACATATAGGACATCCTCCTTGGTATGTTTTAGCAAGTCTGTTGTACTTTGGCCGTCCAGCGTACTGATAAAATTTTTGTACGATGTATGCCTCAGGTAAAATCATATACCAAGGAGGATTATATACTATTTCTGCTTAGGTTCAATAGAAACGATACCTTTTCTAATAAAAGTACCGCTATTTGGGTCAATCCAATGAGCTTCAGTCACTACTTGACCGTTTCTTTCATAGGTATGCAACCTAGGGTGTACTGGATTACCAGAAATAGGACTGGCAATCGGTACAGGTCGTACCATCTGCATGTTATTAATATTATTATTCATATCAAATATTTAATTTAGCTACAACTTCTTGTAGGGAATCGTTTAGTTTGAAAGTATTAATCCATTTATCTCTATTCTTAAGAATAGAACCGTACTTATAAGTTTTACAATGCTCAAAAAATGTAGTAAGGTCTTTTTCAGGCATACCTTCTTTCATCTGTTTACTGTATATTGGTTCTTCTTCAGGGTAATACTTATAACCAAGTTTTAGATCCATAATTTGGATGTTCTTAGTATAAATTTCATACTGCTGTTCGTTTAATACCTTAGACGGTTCATCATGATTGAACTTTTCAATCAAGTTAAGAGCTCGTTTATGACCAACCTTGTACAGCCCTTTGATATTATCACTATTGTCGCCAATAAGAGCTTTATAATCAAGAAAATGTTTGATTTCAACTCCTTTAGTATATGTCATAAAGTTATCAGGTGTTACAGTAACTTTTTGAATTGGATTGAAAACGTAAGTTGTTTCATTAATCAATTGATACAAGTCTTTATCAACAGTTACGACGAACTTCTTACCAGGTAACTTATGACAAAGGTACGCAATAACGTCATCCGCTTCCATAACGTTCGGATAAATGCTTTTGATACCTAAACAGTTAAGTAAGTCTTTAATTAGTTCGTCATTACGGTGAGCTTCTTTAGCTACTTCACTATCACGATTGCTTTTGTATGTACCATTAGAAGTATTCTTACGAAAGTTAGTTGAAGGGTAAGTTAACTTTTTATCCCATGCAGCATAAACTTGAGTAGGTCGAAATTTATCTACATATGACTTAACTGCTCGTAGGAACATGAGAGTAGAAAGATCTTCACCCTCAATATTGTTTTTACTAAACCAAAAAGTACGATACAAAAGATTATTTGCATCTAATATAAGAGTGTTCATTATTCACCTTTAGCTTTTTTGGTCTTTTTAGTTTTCTTGTTCTGAACTGCACCGTCAAGTTCGTCAATACGACGTTTAACTGCTTTTCTGATTTTAGTTTTTGTGTTTACAGAAACTTCAGTATAACTGGCAAATTCTTCACAGAGAGAATCAATTTCTTTTTTCGTTTTAGCAATAAGAATGCGATCTTTTAACGATTTCATACAATTATTATATGAAAAAGCCGGTGAGAGTCAAGTGAGGTGTTGTGCTTCTAAAACTTTATAAACATCTTTGGGTAATTTTTCAACGAATTCAACTATCCCATTATCTATCCCGTTTTCGAAGTCTGATATAGGTACCTTTAGTTTCTCATTACCTGGTACTGCGAGAAAACAATAGTGATCTTGTAGAGTATCGATATATGCAATAAACTTACCAGCGTGATCTCCGTTTTTTACTGCATATAGAAAACGTTTTTTAGGCGTTTTGGTATTCTTTATAGTACTGAACCATTTCATCCCATTCTTTACTATCACGAATAGATCTTCTACATTTAAATCCAAGATTTTGTATTTTATCGTAATTTAAAGAGTATCTTTTATCGTGACCTTTTCTATCTTCAATATAATTTAACTTCGCATTAGTTCCAGTAAAAGTACTAATCATAGATGCAATTTCATTATTAGTTAACTCTTCACCTGAACCAATATTATAGATATTACCTGGTTCACCATATTGCATTACTTTAAAAATACCTCTAGCATGATCTTCAGCATGTATCCATTCACGTATATTTGTACCATCTCCGTATATATCGATAAAACCGTACTTGTTTGCATACGTAATAGATTTAGGAATAAGTTTTTCAATGTGTTGACCTATACCGAAGTTATTACAACAACGTGTAATACGTACATCCATACCATATGTACGGTGATATGACATTGCAATCATATCTGCACTAGCTTTTGATGCCGAATAAGGTGAATTTGGACTGATAGGTGAACTTTCTGTCCAAGAAACATCACCTTCATTCAATGAACCATACACTTCGTCAGTAGATACTTGAACGAAACGAGGTATACGAAGTTGTTTAGCTAAATTAAGCATGTTTATAGTACCAATTACGTTAGTATTAGCAAAAACGGTTGGATTTTTGATGCTATTATCTACATGACTTTCAGCAGCTAAGTGTAATAAAACATCAAAACGTTCTTGTTGATTTATTTCTTCGTAAATATTAACATCTGTAATATCAACGTTAAAATGCTTATCAACAAGAACGTTTTTTACTTTAACATAATCACAAGCGTAGGTTTTACAATCAATATTATAGACTTTGCAACCTTTATTGGATAAATAGTTGCATAGATGACTACCTATAAAACCAAAACCACCTGTGACTAAAATATTCATGTTTTATTCTTTCATATTTGTAATGTAATCATCAATAATTTTAGATAAAAATTCACGATCACTTACATTACTCAATTCAATACCTAATGTTTCTTTAATTAAAGAGTTATTAAGCTTAGTATTGCTTCGTTTTTCTTTTGTAAGACCTTTCTGATTAAAATCTTCAAGATTTACAAGTTCAATTGAATCTAGATCTGATTCATTTTCAATGATACCAGCTTCTTTAAGCGCTTCTTTCTTTTCTCTAATCAATTCAACAAAAGTTGCTGCATTAAAAATACCATCACTAGTTACATTATAGATACCATATGGAATTTCGTTTGAAATAATAATGTTATAAATTACATTATGTAGGTCATACAAGTAAGTAACGCTGTTATCTTCAGTAAGAATTGTTTTATACTTGAGAAGTTTATCAAACAAGTTTCTATTCTTATCTTCAGAAGGAACTTCACTGAAAGGCATTCTAATACGTAAAGTATAAGAGTTATTATACGACGAAGTTACTGAAAGTTCAGCTGCATGCTTAGTCTTTGAATACCAAGAAGAGTCATTATTAGACAAACCAAAGTTTGGTACATCCATTTCACTGAAACCTTCTTCACTTTCAGATTTACCATCATAAATGCAACCTGACCCAATGTTAATAACGGAAGGAATTTCAAATTCTTGTGCAACTGAGCCCAGCATAGTAGGAAACACAACATTAAGGATGTATGCTAGCTCTTGATTGTCTAAAACATCATCAACATTAGATTCCCCAGCATAACCAACACAGTTAACTACATGGTCAAATGAGATACCTTCAGCTTCGTAGTTTGCAAAGAAGTTAATAAGTTCATTTCTATCTAAATAGTTAAGTTGATCTCGAGATACGTTATGTACCTCAACATTTTCTGCATCAATAGATAGAAAGTTACTAAGAGTTGATCCAATATAACCCTTTCCTAAAACTAAAACTTTAATTTTATCGTTAGGTTCATACGCAACAGATTCACTTTCAATTTCAGGTGTAACGTCTATAATATTTTCGTCTGTCATAAAATTATTTTATTAAATTAAACTCAATTTCCAGTCCTATCCTTATAATATGGTGATGTTTTATTGTCATTACTAATTTTAAAATTAGTTAAGAGTTTTTCAATAATAACTTCCATCGATGCCGTAGCAAATTTCATTGGCATTTTGATATTTGAATCGGAAAACTCAAATATAGGATTATCAAAATCGGGATCACGTTTACAAGTTATAATAAGACTCTCTTGACTAGGGTTTACCATTATTGTCCATTTACGATCATCTTGTTCACTGTAATTTTTGAACAAATCTAAAACAATAAACCCGTTATCTTTAAGTCTTTTCTTAAAATAACCTAATGTTGATATTTTATTCTTCATGATTGTAGACCAGGTACAATATACTTAAGATTTACAACGTCGGTTTTAATATCAAACATACACAACCCTTGGTTTGTGTTAATCTTAACTGCAATTTCTTCACAATTTGAACTTGCAAGCAGTCTTACAATATCAAAATGAACTGGAAACGAAATATCAGCATTAACACTTTCTTCACTCAATAGAATTGAGTAACTATCAACTGCAGAATTAGAACGATCAGTGATTTCACCGTGAACTCCGTCTTCATTAATATTAAAGTATAGTTTATCTGATTCAGAAACAAATGCAGCACCTTTTGCTAGTTCAGTGATTTTACTAAAATCGATTTTAAACTCAATATCACTTGTAAGTGAGTTAATTTTTTCAAGACTAAGCTTAGGAGATTGAATAATATTATCGTCTAGAAAATGATACTTAAATCTAATCTTCTTATCTTTATAAGAAAGAGCGTTTGCCTTATAATCTAACGCTATCTCATTACCTTCAATGAACGACAATACCTTTTCTAATCGTTTTACGTTAGGTATATTCAGTTTAATTGAATCTTGAAGATCAATATTGTATGTAGCACATAAAATAAGCCCTTGTTCATTATTTGCAATACACAAAAGCTTGTTATTTACATTTTTAATTACAACTGCCTCAGTCAATGCACTAATAGGCCTAAGGTAACTATTGATTAATTGACTCTTATCTTTGATATTAATGACCATACCTTATTATAGAGTGTATCCTTTGACTTACAATCTACTTTTTTTTGGTTACGGTCTTTCTTGCAGTTGGTTTCTTTTGAAGGGACTCAACTAATTTGTATAAATTGTTAAGTTTGATATCGATATCTTCTAATTTATTAAAAATTTGTTGTGCTGTAGCAGAATTATCAAAGTTAAACTCCATTTGCCCTGGATCTACTACAGGAGATTGTTGTACTAAAACTGGTTCCGGGTTAGGTTGGGTAGGTAAAAGTTGCTGTTGAACGGGTTGTTGTGGTTGTTCCACTACTTGCGGTGTAGGTAATTGTTCAGTTGGATTTAAAACAGCTGGTACATTAGGTTGTACTTGTTTTTTACCCATTAATTCCATTACCCCTTTTTCAAGAATAGCTTTGCCATTTATTTTTTTACATGTATTTGACTCAGTAACCATGTTATCATTAACCATTCGGTTAAATTCACCATGAACTGCACCAAGTAATGATTTAAAAGCTAAGGCATCATCATAGGGGTTATGTGGCCCCCCTTGAGAGGCCACATTTACTGCATCATAATTTACGTCGGTTTGTGTTTGTTCAGGCATACTAAGCTAGATTATCTAAACTAGCCAACAAGTCATCAATATCTTCATCTGAACTTACAGGTGAATCAGTTACTGCCTTTGTAGTTGCCACTGTTTCGGTAACAACAGGTGCTGCTGCAACTGGAGCTGTTGTTGTACTAGCACTTTCTTCGTCATTACTTACACAAAAGAAATGCTCGTTCAACGTTTCTTTCAGCTCATCATACGACTTTACTGTAAATACTGACTCAAGATCATGGGCATCGTTATGAATAGCTTCAACCCCACCTTGATAATCAGTATTCAACGTCTTAGGCAACCCGAATTTTGATGAAACATACGTTGGATAATCACCTTGCTTTTCAACCTTAACACGGAAGTCACAACCGTTAGCTACATCAAAGATGCGAGGACCGAAATCTTCAGCTTCTTCACCTTGCATAGCTTCCATAATGATCTTATGCAACTGTCGACCAAAGCGTAACAACTTAATTGTACCGTTATTGTCAGGATTAACAGGGTCATTTACAACATACACATTGACCATCCAGTTTTCACGACGCATAATTGCTGCTGCCTTAGACTTTTCCTCTTCAGAACCGGTCTTTGACAACCTATACCTTGCTTCAGCAATAGGGTCACGTTCACCCCACGTATTGGGACTGATCTGATTAATGTATTGACCAGTTGCAAACGAAGTCCAACCATGAGTGTAATAATGGAAGAACGTCTTAGCTGGGTCTTTAACATTAGGAATCAATCTTACAGTGTAAGTATTGCCTACTTCCGTCCTTAGAAACTGACCACGATTGGATTGTCCGGTGGTCTTTTCCATGCTATCTTTAATACTATCGAATAATGTTGCGATGTTTGTCATAATTTTAGTTTAGTTTAGTTTTTTTTATCTTATTCGTATAGGTAACACTCGTTACCTTACAAAAATAATTATAGAATCAGCTGCAATTAAATCAACCCATAACTTTAACAGCTGAATCAAAAAATTTCTTGAAGATGCTCTTAGTCTGTTCAGAGCAATTGTAGAATTTTACTCTCATTTTAGCGATATCATTGAAGGTATCACCGAGAATGTGTTGTCTAATCTCAACATCAACCGTTTTAAGTTGAGACTCAAAAGATGGATACATAAAAAGAAAAAGCAGAGTTATTTTTCCATGTTTAAGATGTTCAAAAAAAGAGTTCATCGAATTTTCCTCTCTATAATCAACATAATCAGAAAATTTAATCTTTTTTTCTTTACAGAACTTAATTACAAACTCCATTGATAGTTTAAAACTCATCTTAGCATCATCTGAATCAGGAGATTGTCTGTTTATTGAGTTAATATACTCACGATACAACTTAACTGCTTTCATTGACAGATAAAAATCTAAACCTAAATGAGGTTTGTCTTTGTATATTGCAAAAGGAGCTTTAAAAAATTTGTTAATGTTAATATTTTTATGCTTGTTAAAGAAGTTTGCAAGCTTTGTCAAATATAATTTTGTAGATTCGTCTACTTTATCGAAGTTTTGTCTGAGTTTAAAAGGCTTACCTTGGTTAGATCTTGTCTCAGCAAGATGTTTATTATAAATTAGCTTTTCAAATTCAGTCATTAAAGAAATAATATGACTAAACTTAATTAATCAAATTCTTCCTCTTACTATTAACATACTTCATAATGTATTTGCTCTTATGAAGTGAAGGATCAAAGAATAAAAACATCTGAACGAACTCAAAATCAGTATCTATATCAAGTAACTCTTTGAAAAACGTACGAAGCTTTTTATCTTTAAGTAACATTATAAAGATATTAGGCAAGTTTACCTTTTTGTTATGTAGAATAGAAATAAAAGAGCAAAACCCCATAAACGTATGAGTTACCTCTTTAACGTGCGTGTTCTCTACTGGGTTATTGCTTGTAATTTTCATGCTTTAGTAAATAGTTTCGAAAACTTTAAAAACTTTTCGTTGATTACACCACCTGCTGAATCAAAATGACCTCCCCCATCACAAAGTTTTTCAGCTAACTTACTCAAATTTACATCACACTTAGTACTTTTCCTTAAACTAACTCCTTTTGACTTTAAATTAACAACTAAACAAATATCAGCATTGTGTAATTCAATTAATGACGACGCTACTTCATTAATGTTATGATCACATTGAATACAAACTACTTTTCTTTTAGCTCCATCAACCGGTAACGTAACAGTAAACACGTCTGATGTATTAACAGCTTCATCTACCTTCTTTTTAGCAATTGAAATCATATTCAACTGATAATTACTGAATGGAATAAACCCGTTATCGAATTCAGTTATAAACTTACCAATCCTATCACCAGTATAGCTCCATAGTACCGTATTCAAACCAATACTTTCAGGATAGTTAAGTGTATAACTATCATAATCGTCAATAAGTGTAATTAATTTAGCTTTTGATGGTGTTAGTTTAGCTTTTAAGGAATTGTCTCGTATTAAGAGTGTTTTTAACACTAACTTAGTCGTTGAAGTATAAGTCTGATCAAGCACCAACGTTGCTTTTTTGTAACTTACATAACCATCTTTACCATTATGGTGATCAATAACGACAATGTTATCATGATCAAGTAAATCACTATGTTCAGCAACGTTGATATCGAATATATAGACTTTTTCATAGTCTGAAATTCTATTATTACCCATCCACTTAAGGAAATCTTCCCTAAAGTTCTTATGAGATGAAACGGTATACGAAGCGTCGTTAATTAGCCATTTATAAACTAAGTAACTACCAACACCATCTAAATCACAGTCGGTGAATACATAACTTTTACCAGACATTAAGAATAATTAGTAACTTCAACGGTTTCTTCAACCATTAGCTTTTAACTCCATAGCGCTTAACACATCATTAGCAGCATTTTCGATATTACCACTTTCTCCATCAGTAATAGTCAAAGTAGGGTAATGAATACTAAATTCACTATTACCATGATTAGGTCCGAATCGATTCTTCATTACACCCATTCTAAGTATATCTAAGTCCTTATCACCTTCTTGTTGATATACGGAAAATATAGCATCAGCACCCATAGCCAACCCAATACTTTCACCAATTGTATCAAGCCCTGGGTCTGCTTCATCATAACCAGATCTATTTAACTGGGTTGCTGTAATAACAGGACAATTGTACTGATATGACAATGCACGTACTTGTTCTGTAGCATACTTGACTCGTTCATAACTATTTTGACCTATACTTGAATGCATCAAGTTAATATAGTCAAGAACAATAGCATCTAATTTGTTACCATTCTGTTCTATCTTTTTAATAAAGGCACCTAACTGAGCTGCAGTAATAGTACTAGGTGGAAACTCTTTAATTAACAACCTACTAGTTGGGTTATTAGTAACAAACGATTGTAACCTATCTTCTAGTTGTGGTATCTCATGTCTAAGACTGTTTATCTCAATACCTGTAAGGTTACCAGCTAATCTCTTAGCATATACCATTTCAGACATTTCAAGACTAACCAATAGTACCGTTTTACCTTGTTTAGCTATGTTACATGCAAGGTTACCCAACACAATAGACTTACCAACGTTAGTTTCACCTGCAAATATATAGATAGAACGACCATTTTGTAAGAAGCCACCGTCTAACTTATTATCTAACCATTGATAACCTGTAGATATAGTAGGTTCATCAACTCTTAGTTCATCTAACAATAATGAATAGTTACGAAACATATCGAAACCAGTATCTACTGATAGGTTAATACCACAACAACGTTCAAACTTATCGTAAATAGATGCAGGGTCGATATTACCTTTAGAACACTCAGTTGCAACATCAGTCATTGTATGAAACACTGACTTCTCTTTAAGAAATCGTTCGGTGTTATTATACAACTCATCATTATTAAGGTTCTTATCAATATCTTTAATCTTACCTATAACACTCTTAAAGTCTTGTTTAAGTTCAGGGGTATTACAGAAAGAAAGTATCTCAGTTTTGTTAGGTACTGTAAATCTCTTTTGAAAGAATGATGTAATAATCGAAAATATCGATTTAAAGCTTTTATCAGTAAAGAATCGTGGTTCAACATGGTCAATAACTGATGCTAAATAACGTTCATCAGTAAGACTCTTGTAAACCACGATCTTTTCGAAGTAATCTAAGTCTAATGCTTGTCTACTCATATATGTAGACAATTATATGCTCAAGACTCTTGTTTATCAAGTTTTACTTGTTCGTTAATCCATCTATATGTTAAAAGAAGACCATCTTTAAGGCTAAAGTTAGGTGACCAACCAAGTTTTTCTTGGATAAGTTTGTTATCACTGTTTCTTCCACGAACACCTGTAGGTGCATCTAACTTATGTGTAAGTGAAACTGATTTACCACTAATAGAACCGAGGTATAGAGCCATTCTATTAATAGATACCATTTCATCAGAGCCAATATTAACTGGTCCGGTAAAATCTGACTCCATTAAACGACGGATACCTTCAACACACTCATGAACATATAGGAAAGATCTTGTTTGTTTACCATCGCCCCATATTTCTATGGTGTCTCCTGATTGGGCTTCGGCGAACTTTCTACATAATGCTGCGGGAGCCTTTTCTCTTCCACCTTTCCAGGTTCCTTCAGGTCCGAAAATATTGTGAAAACGTGCAATACGAACGGGTATACCCCTATTCCGATTATAAGCAAGGTATAACCTTTCGCTAAAAAGCTTTTCCCAGCCATATTCACTGTCTGGGTTAGCCGGGTATGCGGAACTTTCTTCACAGTTAGGGTTCTCCGGGTCTAATTGGTTATGTTCAGGATACATACACGCTGAGCTACTGTAGAAAATTTTAGTATCAATAGGTTCGTAAGAAGTGTGTTCTAAACGTGCCTCATGATACCAATCAGATCGAACATACCGGTTCAACTCATCTACAGCCTTAAGAATATTTAAGTTAATAGATGCTGAGTTCTGCATTACTGCTGCATCGTTTTCTCCAGTAAAGATATAGCCAGCCCCGCCCATATCTGCAGCAAGTTGGTAAATTTCATCGAACTGCTCTCTATATTGAATAGGTGGTTTATGGAAATAATCACCAGTTGCAATTACTTCACGAACAAAATTATAATCTGTAAGATCACCACCAACAAATTCATCTGCTTCAGTTTTAGAGAATTCCGGTTCCTTAAGATCTACAGCTCTAACCCAATAACCTTCTTTTTTAAGACGGGAAACGAGGTGATTTCCAATAAAACCACCTCCGCCGCATACAAGTGCTCTCTTCATATAAAATATTATATGAAAGAACTATCTATATCAATGCAAAAGGACTATTACTTTTAAATTTACCAATTGGAGCAATTATATCTTCAACTAGATAAACAACTCCGTCTCTTAATGAAAAGCTACCTTCAAATTTAACTGATGAAAATGTATTACCATCAAAAAATAATGTACTACCTTGTTTAACCAGATAAATGTTACCACTAGATTTATTAATTATCCAACAAGCAAATGTACCTTCTAACATACTACACACATTTTCAATAGAAGTTACTTCTCCCTTATTCTCCTTATCGAGAAGAGCTGGTATATAACTACTATCAACATCACAATTATGTTCTTTTAGTAGTTCCTTATGATTAGTTAATACACCATTATGCGCTACCACCCAATCACCACAAACAAATGGGTGAGAAGTACGGTGATCATATAATCTTACTGATGAAGTAGGAGCCTGATCATGTGCAAGAATATACGTTGCATTAGCTAGTGGCTTAATATAATGTCTACCTCTAGTGGACATAAATTTGTTATCTTTATTTTTAAACACCGTACTAAATGCAAAGCCACCACGTTTATGATTTATACTGTATAGTGAATCAAATTGTTCCTTATTTTTTGTACCAAATATTGCACACATATATTAAATAATATAAATGAAAGACAGAGATAATCAATTTCTATTTGAATCGTATATGCATTCCTTAGAGGAAGGCCGTAAAAAACAATTTAAAGAAAGAGAACGTAAAACTGTCATTGACCCGACCACCGGCGAAGAAAGAAAAGAATCTTATTATGAAATGATGATGAGATTAAAAGGAAAAGCTGGTCCAAGAAGTAAAGCTTTAAGACAACATAAACAAAAGAAAAGCGAAAAGGTAAGATTACAAAATAGAGAATTTCAAGTTAGTGATAAAGCTTATCAAGAAAGATTAAACACCGTACAAAGAGATATAGTAAGATTTATTGAAGCTGATGATACCGCTAAGTCAAAAGACATTATGGAGTTTCTAGTTAAAACAGGAATGGATTCCAAAGAAGCAGAAGTAGTGTTATCTGGTATGATTACTGACGGGTTTTTAGATGAAGTAAATATTTCTGATAATGACGATGCGGCAGAAAGACGAACTAATCAAGTTGTACCTCCTACCGCAATGGTCGACACGGAATATGATGAAAACGGCGATGAAGCCGATTTAGAGGATTACTAAGGTCCTCTTGTACCTTCTTTAGTTAAAAAGAACCCAGTAGGGCATGGCTTACAGTCATGCTCTTCCCATAGCTTAGTCAAATCTTGCTTGTATGGTTGAGGGTCGATAAAACCTGCTTCAGCAAAACCTTGAATACGTAAACTACTACTAGGTGTAGTAGCATCAGCAATTTCATCACCACTATAGCACGTATAGGTTTCACCAAAATCTACCTTCTGACCAACACCGTGAAGAATAATTTCACGTTTACCCATATTAATCAGAGGACACTTAACTCTAATATTACTTTGTCTATTCAAAGCAATAAGTTCGTTAAACTTAGTTTCAAATTCAGGGCTACCATCCCAGTAACCAGCAAGACTATCAACTTGTGTAGCACCATGATAAACAGTTTCAGCACCAATAGCTTCAGCATAAGCACACGCAACACTTAGAAACAATTGGTTCCTAAAAGGTACGTAACTAGCTGGTTGAGCTTCACCAATCATGTCACTTACATTAGGGTTATCAATATCGGTATTAGTAAGAGAACTGGTAGGTACCAAATCTTTAATAAACGACATGTCAATAGTCTTATGAAAGATCTTATGAAACTCAAAAGCATGACTGAATGAACTAATTTCCGTATGCTCTACTTGGGTTCTTGCACAATCAATTTCACGTCTATGACGTTGACCGTAATCAAATGTGAGAAGGTGTAGCTCATTAACAGCTGTATGACACATTCTCAACATCACAGCACTATCCATACCACCGCTAAATGGCATTACTGCTTTTGTAGGATTATCAATACTCATATGCTATATTATATGAACTATTACCAATGTTTACCATAATAAAAATCTTCAATAATTAGATAATCCATCTGAGAGTGTTCTAGAACACACATTGCATCTGCAATTGTATTCAGAATAGGTTTACCTGCAATATTAAATGAAGTATTAAGAAGAACACCATGGCCTGCTTTCTTTTCAAACTCAGTTAAAAGATCATACAACCATTCATTCTGTTCTCTTGTAACTGTTTGAAGTCTTGCAGTACCGTCAATATGGGTGATAGATGAAAGTTTGTCTTGCCACTCTGGTCTTACTCGAGGACAATATAACATATGTCTTGATTCACCTTCCCATTCGAAATACGTCGAAGCATTTTCTAACTTACAAACTGGTGCAAAAGGTCTATACCATTCTCTATGTTTAACTTTAAAGTTAAGTGTATCCTTCATTTCAGGAAACGCTGGATTACAAATAATAGATCTGTTACCTAATGCTCTTGGACCGTGTTCACACCTACCTCTTGCAACACCAAAGATTTTACCAGTGCATAACTCATTTACAATAGCATCAAAGTTAACTGGTTTAGCTACATTACTTTCAATCCATGATGGGTAAGTGTTTTTATCAATTAGTTCCGTACCACCGTATGTAATATCAATGGGAGTATCGGGTTTATTAAAACCTGCGAGAAGACCAAGTGCAATTCCACAATCGTTAGTATTAGGAGCCACGAAAACACCCCGTTCAGGATAACGCTCTCTAAGATCAGTGCTAAGCAATATGTTAAGACCGCAGCCACCAGTAATAATGATAGGTAACTCATATTTGTCCAAGTAAGGTTGTGCTACTTCATAAAAACATTCCTCAAAAGCCTTTTGAGAAGTAGCTGCCACATCCCAACTTAACTGGCCTTCAAGTCTATTGTTTTCATCGAACACCAAACCACATGGATCGCCAATTAATTCTTTAAGTAATCTGGTATAGTTTTCACCATCTGGTTTAGCATAGTAAAACTTCTTAAAATGAGGTAACCATTCATCTTTACATTTACCATAATTGCAAAGACCCATAATTTTACCACTGTAAACAAGGTTACCATCTGAAATCCATTCCTGTTTAATATCTTTGCAATAATGAGCAAAACACATATAAGGAAAGCCAAAGTCAAAATCGTAATTAGTTCGTTCGGCGGGGTTGGTTTTGTCAAGGTAGCTAACACCGTTCTTTCTATCGGCTAAAAAGATGTTGAAAAACCCATCATTACCCCCGCCGTCGAAACTAAAAATTAATGCTTGTTGAAAATCTGACTGGTAAAATGAACCACTTGCATGTGCATGATGATGCCAACCTTCATATACATTTTTAGCAGGAATATAATCCTTGTAACTATACGTGATATCATCATGAACACATTCAGTATTGATATGTAACATGTTTTCGAAAGGAGCTTTAAAACCTAGTTCCTTATCGATGTAATCTAGAATAGCGTAAACAGCCTCCTCACGATAGCGAAGAGGCTTATACTGTGCTAAACCGATATTTTTAATGTTAAAAAATCGTTCAAATTCAATGACATGATATTCACCATTATTTTCTAGTGCAATACCACCATTGTGTGAGCCGTATATTGCGATGTTAGCCATATAAGGCTATTTACCGTACTTATAGGCAGATTTCAACTTCTTATCCAATTCAGGAATAATAAAGTTTTCCCATAACTCTATATCTTTACGAAAGTTTTTATAATAACCAATCTTATCACCTACTTTTCGTTTACCATCTTCACTTTCAACACCTATCTGAAACGTAGAACCTGTCTGAGTTAATACCCCATGGTTTACTGCCATATCCTTAACACCACTATATTTGTCGAGACCAGTTTTATAGTTAAGGTATATCTCAGCCTGTAGAAGAGGCGGTACAAAACGATTCTTAGTAGTTAGAAACCTTAGAGTAGTACCAGAATAGTTACGAGCTTCAGGTAGAATTTCATCTTCATCGTTACTTGCATCTTGACGTTCGTTCTTCTTAGCAAGCTGACATAGAATAGAAGCCATATACTGTGGTCCACTACCACCGGCTGCTTGCTTAATCAATGAAGGCATCAAAGCAGATGGGTCGTCATAGGTATGATTACTGAATAGAATAGTACAACCAGCTGCACCAGCCTTATAAGTAAGAATACGCATCATAGACTTAAGTTGTTTAGCCCTAAGACCCATATCCATTGCAGACTTATCCTTAGCAGCATCATCTACTTCTTTTTGGGATGCAAGGTTACCTAACGAATCAATAGAAATAATAAACTTACCTTGTAAACCTTTTTCCTTAATAGAATCCAAAAGAGCAACTACCTGATTACGGCATTGTTCTACAGTATAGACAGGTACGTACTTAGTTCTACTAGCATCTAACCCAACACCTTCGGTACTTGCAGCATCTACAGCAAACTCAGTATCAAAAATAACAGGATGAATACCTTGTTTCTGCGCATTACCTAAAATCTTATTAATAATAAACGTCTTACCAGATTGTGATGGTCCAGAAAACCCAACTAACCTGCCTTTAGGAACACCACCTTCGCGACAACTACCACCAAGGATAGCATTTAGTGCATAACAACCGGTATCATACCAAGTATCAACATTTGAAAGAGCATTATCTTTAAGGTAAGTAGCTTCAGGATTAAGTTTATCTAAACTCGCAAATACATCATCTAATTCATCTTTTTTAGCCATATATCAATATTAGACAATGACCAAATTATATCAAGACATAAAAAAAGCCCCTTTCGGGGCTTAAAAAATAATTTTTTTATTCGTCAAACAATTTAACAACTTCACCGCTATCTGTAGCAGCCGGTGAATCTGGAATAGTTAGATTTTCAACAATCTTTGTATATT